GGTGTTGTTGCAACTGATACCACCGGAGTTGGAACAGCTAGATGGGGATTGGCTGCCGCAGGTTATGGTGGTAATAAAGCTATATTTGGATTCGGCGTTATACAAGGAGGAGAATTATTGTACGCAACCAATCTAGTATCAAATACAGGTGTAGTAGCTTCTGATGTTACATTTGTATCTTATACAGGTCCCGGACAAACCCGGTCTGCAAGGGCTTCTTACGCAGCCGCAAGTTACGGTGGTGATAAAGCTATATTTGGTTATGGGGGTGGGCCCACTTCAATCACCAACCTAATATCAAACACCGGTGTTATGGGTACTGATATTGCAGGTGTAGGTACTGCTAGAACTGGATTAGCAGCCGCAGGATATTCATCAACATAAACACATTTAATATAAAGGAAACAAAATGACAGACTTAGAAAACATTCTAACATATGATTAAAAAAATAATTCTCAGTCCCTGGTCGGCGCTACTAACGCTAGTACTAGTTCTTTCGGTTCGTGTAGCAGATTCTCAATTCATAGAATCAGTTAGATTAAGATATTTTGATACTCTTATCACTAATAAAGCTCCAACAGAAAACAACATCTACACAGTCAATGTAGATGAAGCAACATTGGACAAGTATGGTCAGTGGCCATTACCACGCAACGAATACGCTAAAATAATAGAAGACTTATACAAACGTAATGCAGGTCTTGTTGTATTCAACGTACTAATGCCTGATAGTGATAGAAGTGGTCAAGATGGTAAGTTAGCATATATTATGAAACAGTATCCTGTTATTCTTCCTAATATACCTAGTGACAAAACAAAGAATATTCCACGTAATCCAGGTGCAGCAGTATTAGCTCCTGAATGGTTAGATAGAATAGTTCAGTATCCAGGAATCATTGCTAACGTTCCTCTATTAGAAAACAGTGCATATGGTGTAGGTACAGCTAATACATTACCAGAGATAGATGGTGTCAATAGACGTATCCCATTGATTGCTAGTGTAGATGGTAAACTCTACCCAAGTTTAAGTATGGAAGTACTAAGAGTGGCCGCAGGAGATACAACATTCCAAGTTAAGCTTAACGAGAATGGTGTAGAAAAAATGCGTATACCAAAGTTTGGTACTATTATTACTGATAATTTAGGACGTATTTGGATTGATTACAGTCAACAAAGCAAACCAGTAAGTTTAATGGATCTACCAAAAGACTTTGGTGGTGCTATTGTTATAGTGGGCTTAACTGCGAGTGGATTAAACAATCCTGTACCGACAAGTAAAGGATCAGTATGGCCACATGATGTTCAAGCTAGTATAATAGGAACGATGCTTAACAATGTTGTTATTGTGCGTCCTGATTATGCTGATGGTGTGGAACTTATCGCTATACTAGCTTTAGGTTTATTAGTTATATTATTATCAAGGTGGACATATGCTTTTATTCCAGTTATTATTGTTCTTGGTTCTAGTCATTTTATTGCATCGTATCTATTCACATCCAATCTATGGCTCTATGATATTACCGCCCCTGTTACTGGGATTGGTTTGGTTTATCTTCATGCTTATACTGTCAAGTTTGTAAGTGAATTCTTACAGAAACAACAAATTAAGAAACAGTTTGGAAGTTATGTCAATCCAACTATAGTTGAAAGATTACAGAAAGATCCTTCACTAATTAAGTTAGGAGGAGAACGTAGAGAATTATCTATTGTTATGACTGATTTGCGTGGCTTCACTAGTTTAGGCGAGTCATTCGGAGATGACGTTGAAGGCTTGACACAGATTATGAATGACTACATGACTGCATTAAGTGTTCCTGTATTAAAGAACGATGGTACATTAATTAAGTTCATCGGTGATGCAAGTTTACATGTACATGGTGCACCATTAGACGATCCTAAACATGCAGTAACAGCGGTTATAACTGCAATGCAAATGATTGATGCTATTGAAGAATTCAATAAAGAGTTAACAGCGAGTGGTCGTCCACCAGTTGGTATGGGTGCCGGTGTTAACACAGGTGAAACATTGATCGGTAACATTGGTGCTAAAACTAAGTTTGGTTATGACGTATTAGGTGATAGTGTATCTACTGCGGCTAGGCTAGAAGGCCAGACTAAAGGATATGGTGTGTTATGTATCATTGGTCCTAATACTAATGAGCAAGTTAAAGATGAAATCTTTACATTAGAGTTAGATTGTATTGCTGTAAAGGGTAAGACAATTGGATTGAATATCTACACACCATTAAAGACTGATCCTAGTACTATTACAGAATATCTATCAGCACGTGAGATACATGATTTGATGATAGATTATTACCGTGAACAGAAATGGGATCAGGCATTGCATATGATAGACCAACTAAAGGGTGAATTTGATTCGCATATGGATGACTATTATGATATAATGATAGAAAGAATAGGAGAACTACGTGAAAACAATTTACCTACTGATTGGGATGGCGTCTATCGTGCCACTACAAAGTAACGCCGGAGAGATGATTACCGCTGAACTTTATTGTTCAGATACAAAAGAAATTGTAGGTAAACTCAAAGAGAAATACAGAGAGAGCCCACTGTTGATTGGCAAAACAGCAGACCAAGCTCGTAGTATAATGTCTTTGTGGATTAATCCAAATACTAAATCTTGGTCTATAATCACTACTAAAGGTGATATCACTTGTTTAGTGGGTTCTGGCGAAGATTTTAATTTAGTTGATTATACTAGAAAACCAAGTACTTAACTTATCATGTAAGCAATGAATAGATAAACCAATTGGTGAGCTAGTTGGTCTAATCCTAAATGATTCCAAAACTCTTTAGTTTTGATGTTATTGTTACCATAATTTGATTTGACCCAATCAATATGATAATGTGCAACAAAGTCAATCACACCTAAAATGATTGCGTAAATCAAATACATATATCCAGTGACAAAAAATACACATAGTGCTGTGAGAATGCCATGCTTGGCACTATGTAATATACCTAGTTTGTCACCATAGATACCTTTACTAGCTATCTCAGCATCGTTCTGATTAACAAAATCAATGTACCAGTGTTTGATATAAAGTAAGATAAGAAGTTGAAGAATTACTGTTTCCATTTTCATCTACGTATGGGTGTATAGTCTACATGTGGTATAGGTCTGTAGTCTTTAATATTGTTAGTGACTATGTTATCACCGTATTTTAATGTAATGTAGCTGAATATTTTATCATCATCAGTTATACCTAAAATCAAATGATTAAGGAATGATATCTTTTCGTCTATTGCTTTTTTAATAGTGGGGTCGGCTATTATATCAGTGAAGTCGTTATTTTGTCTGAAGAAAGTTATGTATCTCATGTTTTCCATAATGTAAATTTTATGTAATCTATTTCTTCTACAAAGTAAAAACGATAGATACCGGCATCTTTACCAGCTGATTCTATTATCTCATAGTTCCAATTATTTGTACAGTTTTCTTTAGCCCATTCCACTATAGGACCAAGACCACCGTACCCTATATTGAGATCAATCTTGTGTTGGGTATCTGTTAACAATTACTCCACCTTGTTCAAGAAACTCTAGTCCTTTAGTATCTCTGTATGCTTCTCTATAAAACACATTTTTGATACCAGATTGATAGATAGCTTTTGCACAATGTATGCATGGTGCATGTGTAACAAACAATGTAGCATCTTCGCTAGATTCTGTACTTGCGGACACTTTAGCAATTGCATTCATTTCTGCATGTAATACCTCATCCTTAGTAACTAAACGATATCTACGATTACTTTCTACAGAACTATCATATTCTTCAAATGGATATAATTGTCCATCCCAAGTATCACCCGGCATGTATTCTTTATATTCACATTCGTTAGTCCATCCAGTTGGCATACCGTTGTAACCTGTACCTAGAATCTTATTGCCTTTAACGATTACAGCACCTACATTTAATCTGATAGCTGAACTTAGCTTACTAGTTAGGTCAGCTATATCCATATAATAGTCTATAAATTTTTGTTTCATTTAACGTAGAATTTTTTAATATGTGCCTTCGCACTATGATCGGGTAAAATACTTAGTACATAATTTGGTTCGTCATATTTTTTACAAAAAGCTTCACCTAATTTGTACTCACCTTTAATCTGTTCAAATAGAAACTCTTTGCAAAAATCAGCAAACTCTTGTTTACTAATCTTAAAATCTTTTTTACCTTTACCTAATGTCTGTATTCTTAATTGATCTACCATTTTATCAAACATCTTAATCCCACAAACTTCTGTAATACTTACCAAATAGTTCTAAACCTTCTTGGATACGTGTCTCATGCAATTGATGACCAACATGGTCATACCAATGTTCATTGGGATTCTTGTCAACCATTTGCCAAGTTGCTTCATCCTTACCTGTAATAGGGTTTGGATATAGTTTATCAGTCTTCAACCAATCATATTCACCCTTACCGTGATGATAGAATTTTGAGTAATCATCTTCGGCTAATTGCTGAAATGACCAGATCATTTTGTCTAGTATTTCGTCCCAGCGTTTGGCAGCGATTTCCCATGATTCATTGTGTGTTTCTTTATAGAAATCAAAACATTCTTGTTGACTCCAATCTTCCCCACCTACATCATCTACTAAGCCACTAGGAACACCATGCTTAGTAGCTTTAAGCTGAATTAATGCAGGATAGATTATAATTGCAAGAGTGTGGTCTAAGCTCCATGTATCATGTCGTTCAATTTGAACATTGATTTTTCTGCGACCACCTTTCTTGGGAAAAGGTTTAATATTAACTTTCATCCGTTATACTCTTGATACTTTCCGTTAGTAAAGATAAAAATTTTAGTGTCGTGTATTACCGTAGCAACAGTAATGTTCTTATATTCATTACAAGACTTTGCTAAATCTTCAATAGAATTTGCTTGACAAATAAAATCATCCGTTTCTTTATCGTATAGATATAGCATGTTATCTATTTCTTCTATATTCAGTTTACGTACTAGAGTTTTTGATTTTTCTAATTCAATAGAAGTAGGTAAAATATCAATTCTTTCATCTTTTAGTATCTTACGTAACTTCCAGATTGTATGCACATTGCCGATAATATATCCTACAACCAAACACACTATAATCTCAATCATTTGTTAATCTCCAGATTAGACCACTGCTTTAGTTTTTCAAACTTTTTCATCTTAGCTGTTTGAACTCCCGTAACTGTCACACCAATGTTCAAATCAGTTAACAACTCTACCATAGCAAATAGATCTCCAATTTCTTCTTCTAGCATATTTATGTTTGTAAAATCTTTACCTGGTTTCATTTGATCGGGTCCAAAACGAAAACATTTACTAATAGCTTGAGCTACTTCCGCACATTCTTCCTGCAGAATCAATAATACTTCTCTAGTTTCTTCATTCATTTTTTATTCCATCGATAGTTATTTAATTCTGAAATTACTTCTTCAACTGTTTCTTCTACTTCCCATGTACCATGAGGAGGGCAAAATACGTAAGTAACGTTTTCAATAATACCATCTTGTTTTTTAACAAGATTGGCCGTGTTATAAACAGTAGCAATTAGGTCAATGTTTATTGCAATTTTATTGCCTTTGTGTGCTTCGTTAGCATTTGTTAGTGATATGAACATTATATTTTCTTTGACTTAGCTACTACATATTTTTCGTGATAGGATTTCCAATCACTTAGATAGTCCGTATGTTTAATCCAACGATGTATGCCTTTTTTAGTTTGTACTAAAAATCCCCATTCACGTTGTTGCTTCCCCATAAAAAATAGTGTTGTTACAGGACCTACATTTTCATCAAGTTCAAGCCAGTGATATTCACCTGCACTACGTTTAATGATACTACCAGGACCACGCCATGTTTGAAATTCTGTAAGAATTTTGCCATCATTATTAAACACAGGTGTATGCTCCCAATAACCACCTTTCAATATAATAGTTATGTAAGCCCAGGGATGATCATGCATAATAGGATCATCACTACGAACAATCTTGTGTAATGTGACATTAAAGGGGAAACAAATACGGTCTTTGAGAAAAAGATAATAACGGTGCATATAGTCAGCACCTGTTCTACGATCTGGGATAAGGCGGTATCTGCCTAACTTATTCATAATCTTGTGAAACAAACTCATAGAAACTCCTTAGACAGATATTAAAAATTTTGAACGGGCTTCAGGTGCCCGCTAAACCTTTTACTGTTGATTAAACAGTTTGTGACAATGCACGATAGCCGGCAGCAACCACTGCACGACTAGGAGTACCCAAACGATACTTCACAGTACCTTTAGTCTCGTTTGCATAGACTGCAAATCCACCACGCAAGCGTAAATCGCTCACAGTAGCAGTTGGATTAGCAATACCAAATCGTGACTTAATTTGGGCTGCGGTGAGTTGCTCACCTTTTGAAAGTGCCTGTACTAGGCGTTCGCTTTTAGTAATCATCATATTTTTCCTTTTAAATGTTTCGTTGTTTTCACAACGTACATGAATTATAACACTACTACGAATAAATCTCAAGATATATGGTTACCTAGGTAACCGATTTTTGTTAGCAATATAGCCATTAATTTCTAACATAACGTCTATTTCCACCGATCAATCCTTCAACACCTATTACAGGAATCTCTTGTATAAGGTCCTGAGGAATCAGAAGGTACATAAGGTGCTCAATATCAGCATATTTTCCGTTGGTAATACGATCCTTTAACTCAATGATAGCATCAAAATAAAACTGTTTAATTCGTTCATGGTGTTGAACAGGCCATGACCATAATCTAGATACATATTGATGTGGAATATTAACACGTTCCCCAAATGGTGTGGGAAGTTTTTCTGTAATGATAATTTTATCTGGATACTTCTCATACACAGATAGGTCAAAATCATCAGTCAATAAGTATCTTCCTGACAACTTATGTATCCTATCAATACCGTCAAGCACTCCGGTTTTATCCATCAGCTTAAACCCCTCACTAAAACACATAATCTCACATGCGTTTTTTACAATATCCCAATTAGGTGTACTGCTATGAATCCTGTATACCTCAGGGCTCTTGCTCATATCGACTAAGCAATGTACTACTCCGTGTAATGCGTCAACAATTTCCTTGTCTAAAGGGTAGCCGCTAGACTCAATCACTGCTAATCTAGCACCTGGCACTCTGTCATACACCGACTTAAAGGTTCGGTAAGTTTGAAGCAATCTTTGGTTACTATCAAACACACCAAACTTTGTGTTAATTGCACTACTAATAACAAATAAATGGTTCATATATCAATAAATTTTAATTTAAAAACTTCTGCTTGCGGGTCAGCCCCTAAATACCCGCGTGGATTACAAACCACTCTTGTTGTTCCAATCATGTAATCAAATGGGTCATGCATGTGACCGTGTGTCCATAATACAATCTCAGGATGATTTAAAATGAACTCACTCAATTCACTATGATAACCACCATTCATTATAGAATGAACGTTGTGTTTATATCTATCATGGGTACTCATTGCACTGGGAGCATGATGCCCAACAAATACAATCTTATTGTATTTAATATCAGGAAGAACTGCTTTCAAATAACCTAGTGTTTCTTGGTGACGTTTTACAGTATGTGCAGGACGTAATTTACTGTAATTTAAATCATCATTACGAATGACACGGTAATCATTCATCATGTCGGATAATGCATGTAATGTTAATGGGTCACTTTTATTACAATCAGTCCATAGTGTAGCACCAATAAAGGACACTTCATTGATAACCTTAATCTCACGTTCCAAAAAGTAAACGTTAGGATATCTGGCACATTCAGTACGTAGATGTTCTAAACTTTGATTCCATCTGCCGTGATAGAATTCATGGTTACCTGCAACATAAACAACATGAGGGAACTCATTGCTTACTCTACTGAGAAAATTACGGAATCGTTGTGCGGCTTTTTGTCTTGTACCTAATTCAGTATAAGATTCGTATGGGCTAACTACAGTAGGAGGATGATTATGTAAATCTTCCGCTAACATAATGTCACCTGAAAGGATAAGAACCTCAGCATTTTCTATATTGATGAGGTTGATATCTTCGAATTCTAAGTGTAAGTCACTACACAATGCTATCTTCATAAATTCTTTTTAATATTCTCAATTACTTTTTTTGCGTCTTTTAGACCACTTAGTTCAATTCTTAACTCTAAAAGTTTTTCAGCATGTGTCACCCATGATGTATAACTTTGTGACCAATTGATAATGTATTTCATACTAACTCCATAATATGTTTACAATTACCACGATACATAAATCCAGGGCATGTGCATGTTTTATCTTCGGTGTCAATAGAATATATATTACCTTTACTGCCGGTCACTTTGATAATTGTACGCTTTTCTTTAACTGCCTTGAAAGGATTGGGTTTAGCTGTTACAAACTTACGACCACGCTTGTCGATTGTGATCGGGTTTTTAAAATAGACAGGAGTAGTAGAACCAACCTTGATGTATGCAACCATTTTGCTACCGTCGAGCAAGTAAGTATGATTAGCATTGTTGCTATCATTCCATACTGTTGTTTCTACTACTGCTTCCATATTAATAGGCTACCTCGTCTGTTTCTTCTTGTGCAATACGATCTTCTTCGTCTTTAATTGCGGACTCTAACGTAACAAAGGCTCCGTCGTGGTCACAAACAAACCAAACAGCTTTGCCATCAATGTTGCGCAGGATATAGTCATATTCCTGATGTTCGCACTTATTAAAATAATCATTGATATCATTGTAATAGCGAGCCTCGCAACCTACTTCACCACGATCACGACCATAGAATGTAGTCATGTCTTTATACAAATGAGAATATTCAACCAATGTCATGTCTTTCACATCATAGTGACTGAAGGGATGTTTTGTACCAATTTGTGGACGCAAACTTGACAAGTCACCGAGGTCAATCAAGTCACGCAAGATAAAGGGATTAGAATAGTACTCCATCAACATTTTACCGTTGTGAGCCAAGTAACCATCCCAGTGACAATATACCTGACCGATAGTACCATCAGCGAATTCTAATGCGATTGTAGAACGAGTAGCCATTTTGTAAGTCCTTTATTTAACTGTTTAAGATTCTATTATATACCCAAAGTGATTTATTGTCAACCTTTTCGTAGTGCATCAAAAATCATATTTTGAAGCTGGGCCACGTCCTCGTCCGGTACGTAGAAGTCGGTCAGTGGGTCGTAATACTCACCTTGTTTGTTGTCATAATACAACACTTGACCATTTGGGTAGTGAAAGGGTCCTTCGAGACCTTTACGTGGCCCGAATTCTTTATTGTGTTTGAAAACAGTATACGCCATATAAATCCTTAAACTAAATCAACTTGAACCTGTTTGCCACGAATAGTAGCACACAGACCTACGGGCACAAGTCCGCCATGTTTCTTTTCCATGTAACGCATGTAAGACAATTTCAGCAATGCTTCCCAGCAAACTGTACGGGCCGTAACAGTAGCAAATTGCTCGGTCATTTGCTTGATGGTCATATACATACCGATATCGTTTTCGGATCCGTCACCCTTAAAAATTACACGGAATTTCTGTGAGTTTTTGAATCCGTCAATAATAGTTTTTGTACGCATTTGTAGTCCTTTTCTTTACTGTCTAGATTCTATTATAGCACAATGCCCATTTATTGTCAAATTACATAGACCAGTAAGTCTCGCTAGCGGGGTTGCAACAGTTGGGGGTATCCGCATCAATTTGAACAAGTTTGCCGGTCATCAAGTTTTTGACGGTTTTCTTGGGAAAAACAAAGCCAGGGTTAAGAACCTTGAAAGCTTCCAAAGTCTTAGCGGTTTGTGCTAATGGGTTAGTTTCAATAAACTTAACCATTGAGATAAAACTCATACCCAAAAATTCTGCATCTTTTTGGATAACTTTGATTGCTGTAACTTGTTTCATTTGTGTCCTTTAGTTGACTGTTTAAGATTCTATTATATACCCAAAACCATTTAATGTCAAATTTAGGATACTTTTGCATCCATCATTTCACCCAAGATAAACTTGGCAACATTCAGTTGTTTACGGACAGCTTCGGGGCGACCCATAGCACCTAATTCCTGTGCATCTGAAAGGATGCCCATTACGACCATTTCTAGACCGGAAAACTTAGCGGTAATACTTTCCATGTACTGCTCACGGATATCTTGTTCGGTCATACCGTACATGTTGATTTCACGGGTACGTTGCATGTCACGTGATACTGCGGCTGATAAGTTCATTGAAAGCTCCTTTTGACTGAATAAGACTCTATTATAGACCCAAACCCATTTATTGTCAAATTTAGGACATGTTGCGTTTTTGCAACACTTTATCAGCTAGGCCATATGCTACGGCCTCACTTGCACTCATAAAATAGTCACGTTCCATGTCTTTTGCAAGCTCCTCAAACGATTTTCCTGCACTATTATGGTCTACATAGATTTGTGTCAATGTCTTTTTCATGGCTAAAATCTCTTTAACCTGAATTTCCATATCAGTAGCTTGACCACGTGCGCCACCTGAGGGCTGGTGAATCATATGTCGTGCATTGGGCAGGATAAAACGCTTACCTTTAGCTCCTGCTTGACCAAGCAAACTACCCATTGAACAGGCTTGACCCATAACAATTGTTTGTACATCAGGGCTAACAAATTGCATACAATCATAGATTGCCATACCAGCAGTAACTGAACCACCTGGACTATTGATATACATTGAAATATCTTTATGACTATCTTCACTTTCTAAGAACAATAGTTGGGCAACAATTAAATTTGCCATTTGGTCATGTACTTCGCCTTCAAGCAAAATTACACGGTCACGCATCAAACGTGAATAAATGTCGTAACTACGTTCACCTTTACTTGTAGTCTCAACAACGATAGGCACTAAACTCATATCTTTCCTTTATTAAAAATTTGCGATAAATACTAAATCGGTGCTATAATTAGCACTTCATCAACTATTTGAGATATTATATATGAGATACATTGAATTTGCAAACACTTTGGTTGAAGCAAAAGCCCCGACAGTAGTGAACTCGCAAGAACCATCGCCCGTTACAAAGGCACAGGTTGAACAAGTATTACGTCAAGCAGGGTATGAAGACTTAAAACCTAATGGTAATGTAATCGGCGTAGTTACACAGATACCAGACGGTGCTAAAAAGGGTGAGTTTAGGTCATCGTTGCTACAAGATGTTTTGGCTATATTGAAAAAGTATTTACCAGATGCAGGTCCAGAGTATTCGGCAGCGGCCAAGAGTAGCTTAGGTGGTGTCGTTTTTGGTGACGGTAGCCCTGTACAAGTTATTATTAAAGATGCAGGTCAACAGGGTGAAAAGAGTGCTGGTGTAGGCAATGAAGCTGAAATTGCTTCATACTTAGCAAGTATGGTTGAGAAGTATGGACTAATCAATGTTACTTTTAAAGACCCACGTGGAAAAACAATGACAATTAAGAACGTTGACCAAGTATATCCAACTGGTTCTGACGTTGCTGAACGTAAGAAAGCAGATATTGTATTAGCTAGCTCTAAGAGCAGATTACCTGTATCTATCAAAGAACTAAGTGCTGAAACATGGGAATCTGCTGATTCATTGTTTGGGGCCAAAGCACGTGAAATAATTGATAAATTAGTAAAAGATAAAGTAGTTAAACTTATATTACAACCTGACGGTAAAAGTTATTTCCTAAGTAAAGAGATTGTTATTGAACCTACTGAAGAAGAAGCAATGAGTGCTATTTTTGGTAGTGACATTAATCCTCATGGTGGCATTGTTATCCAAGACTTTGAGCCTAAACATTATCATCAGGTGGAGAACAACATTAGTATTGAATGTCATGCTGTTATTACTCGTAAAGAAGATATCCCTACAAGTCACATGATGGTTTGGTTATTACGTAATAACAAAGGTCGTTTAAGTAAGGCTTTGGGTATTCGAGGTATCAGACCAATGGCATCTGTATTGAATCGTGCTATCGGTAAGAAGGGTACTAAAGATGTTATTCTTGTTGATGTTAACGGGAATGTAGTAGACAATCCTAATATCAAAAAGTAATTAGCATTTGAACAAGCTTTGATGCTTATACCAACGGCGCTGAGAATGCGCCGTTTTTAATGGGATATTGTGTTCTTTTAATAAATCACGAAACTGAAAGAAACTTGGACCATGACTCATAATAGCATTTAATCCCTCTGCCTCACGTTCAGGCCCTGCTATATCCCATTGATATTGATGAACCATTTCATGTGCCAATGTAGCTATCATCCATTGTGGACTAATCCACTTGTCCATAAGTTCAATCTTACAATAACTACCGTTTTTTAGCTTGTCATGTGATCCTATACACATTCCCCAATATTTTCTACATCTTGATTTTAGTATGAGTTCCGGTTTTTTTAACATATTATGAAAAACATTATCGTTTATCAGTGTATAAACGTGTGAAACTTGCCATTGTGAGGGCCTAAACATTAGACGTTTTTGCTCACGCATAGTGGGTAATGGCAAAGCCATTAGTTCTTTTAGAGTAGGTGATCCGTGAAACATAGTACTTGTATTTATGATTATAAATTTTATCTTTATGGTTTTCCTAGAGTAAATAGATGTATAAGGAGAAAATTATGTTAAACTTTTTGAAAAAATTATTTGGTGTTCCCGAAGCCAAACCTGTAGAAACAACTGAGGCAAACGTGTCAGCCCCGTACAAAGTACCGGAGCCGGCAGCTACTACACCAATTCCTTTGGTTGTCAATTCTGCACCAGCTGTTGAAACCGTTGTAGTTGTTCCAGAAGCTGTAGTACCTGCAGGGGTAGTTGAGCAAGCACCGATATCTAAAAAGCCAAAAGCCCCAGCAAAGCCAAAAGCCCCAGCAAAGCCAAAAGCCCCAGCTGTTGCTAAAAAAGCCCCAGCAAAACCCAAAGCACCAAAAGCTACCCAGTAATAAACTGCATGGTGGTAGGTTTCGATATAATTAGCGACCTAGAACTATCTTACAAATATAAACTAGATTGGGAAGGAAAACCAACTAGTTTATTTTGTATTGTAGCAGGCAATATAACCGATGATTTTAAAGTTTTAGAAGAAACTTTAGAACATTTAAGTGCCCAGTATCATGGAGTATTCTTCATTGACGGTTCTATGGAGATAGGGTCATTAATGTTACAAGCATCTAGGATAGACCAAATAGCTAAGATAGCCAGTAAAATAAAAAATGTTGTATATCTTCATAACAATGTTGTTATCGTAGATGGTATAGCATTAGTTGCAGTTAACGGTTGGTATGGCAACTATACCCCGATAGATCCCGACGATGAAATACGTCTTGGGTATCACTCACACGGTGATCAAGACTATCTACACACAACTATAGAAAAATTGCAATTACACGTGGATGTAAAAAAGATTGTAATTGTGTCTAGTTGTGTTCCCTGTGCTGACTTATTCTACGGGGAAGAACCTAATTTACCTGATTACGTTGGATTGAACTCTGCTCTAATTAATGATACAGAAAACAAGATAGTTACTTGGATATATGGTAACTCAAACAAAATGGTTGATACCAATATTAACGGTATCAACTATGTTAATAACGCTTGTTTTAACAAAAATCCATATTGGCCAAAACGAATAGAAATAGAAGTTTAAACTTCTGGCTCAATCTTTACTTGTAACGGAAATCCCTCGTTACGTGCATCAAGTGTTACCTCAATACCCTTTTGTTCTGCAATTTCATACGGTAGAACTGCTACGACAGCACTGCCCTGCTCATGTATACCTGTAGTAATATGTGCGGCAGTATCAGTATTGTGACCGAAATGATCTACTAAACTACGCACTACGAAATCCATACTAGTATGTTCATCATTCATATAAATTACCTTGAACATAGATGGTTCTGGTAATTTAAGATTAGGTTTAATTTTAATTTTTGATTCGGTCTGTGCCATGATTTATACCTTGAAGTAGTGTGCAAGTTTCCTCGCACACTTTTATTTAACGAAACACTATTATATTATTTAGTGTAAGAAATTGCAATAGACTTGGGTTTCTTTTCTTCAGGGAGTTTGCGCTCCAAATAGATAGTAAGAATACCATTCATATTGACAGCATTAACTACTTCAACATGTTCTGCTAAAGTAAATTCACGCATGAAGTCCCTGTTACTGATCCCTTGATGTAAATATTCAGCAATAATTTCTGCTTCTTTTTTACCTTTGATAACTAACACTTGATTGTCAATGTTAATTTCAACTTCACCTTCACCGAAACCAGCCACTGCTACTTCAATATAAAAGGTATCTTCTGATGTTTTTATAATGTTGTATGGGGGATAGTTAAGTGATTGTTGATTGTTAATTCGCATTAGTTCATCAAACATATTATCGAAACCGATACCAAATTTGTGAATTGACGGAATGTCGAGGGAACGAAGGGTTAAAGTTTTTGTCATGTTTTTCTCCTATTAAGCAAGATGACTATGTGTAGACCCGACCATCGGCATCTACAATATGTATTTATTATAACACAAATACGTAAAAAAATATAGTATTTAGGTTAAAACTGTTTTGGTGGTAATGATTGGTCACGCAAGTGCTTTTTCCACCTGCGAACAGCTTGGCTTTTTGCTATTTTACGTTTGACAGTAGGTTTGACAAATTCTTGGCGGTCACGGACTTCTTGAAGTAAACCTAATTCGGTTATCTTTTTCTTAAACTTGCGTAGAGCTTTATCTACATTTCCGTCTGTAACAAAAATTCGTCTGCCTTTTTTACTCATACAATGGTTTTGGTGTAATTACATCAACTCTATCTATATTTAGTGTTTTAATCCCGTTTTTAGCATACGTTCTTACTTTAAACATATGTGGCATCAATACTCTTTCAATCTCAGTATGAAGTCCACGTGCCCCTGTTTTAAGAGAGATAGTGTTTTCTGCAATTTGATCCAACGCATTGTCAGTAAATTCTAGTGTAATATTATCTAACTCAAATAGATATTTATATTGGCTAATGTAATTGTTCTTAACGTCAGTTAAGACCCTTATTAATTGTTCTTTATTAAGATTGTCAATGCTGACAGTAGTAGTAAAACGTCCAATAAATTCAGGAATCATACCAAATTTAGTTAAATCATCCGGGCGAACATCACGCATGTCACCTTCAATTCTAGTGTCTTTAACACTAGCATTAAATCCAATGCTTGTACCATTAACACGATTGGTGATAAGTTCTTTTAATCCAACAAACGCACCACCTGCAATGAATAAGATATTTTTAGTATTAATCTCAGACATATCAGATCCAGGATGTTTTCTTCCACCACTATTAGGAATACGACATACAGTACCTTCAACTAACTTTAGTAATGCTTGTTGAACTCCCTCTCCGGATACGTCACGGGTAATACTAGTACTTTCACCCTTACGTGCAATCTTGTCAATTTCATCAACAAATACGATTCCACGTTCTGCTAAGTCTTTGTCACCACCGGCGGCATTCAATAGCATACTAATCATTGATTCTACATCATCACCGACATAACCTGCTTCTGTTAAGCTAGTTGCGTCAGCTACTATGAAAGGGACGTTTAGATACTTGGCAGCTGTTTTAGCTAATAATGTTTTACCTGAACCCGTAGGTCCTACTATAAGAACATTTCCCTTTTGAATCTCTAAGTTCTTTGGAGGATTAGTAATACGTTTATAGTGATTTGCAATAGCAACACTCATAACCATCTTAGCTGAATCTTGCCCAATAACATGCTCATCTAAAAACTTTTTAATAGTTTCAGCATCATATTCGGGTTGTAATTCTTCTTTGGTGTCGCCTACTTCATCAGCAATAAGGTCTTGACATAGCTCTACACAATCACTACATATAGCTACATTCTCACCTACAACTAATTTTTTAACTGCTTCTTTACTGTTGCCGCAAAAGCTACAATGTTTTAATTTGGTTTCTTCTGTCATTATTTAAGGTAGATATGAAATACTTATCAAAGTATATCATGTGTTATTTTTTTATGAATTCTGTGATGGCTTGATTTTCTGCGTCAGTTAATAACTCAGGATCATATTCACCTGTTGCAATTTTGTTGATAAGATATTCAACATACTTAGTTTGTGTCAGATATGATATGCTATTTTCTTTGTTAACTTCTAACCAACGTGATCCGTCAAATTTGTATACACGATTTGGTAATGAATCTACACGGGTAAACAGGTCACCTCGCTTTGCATATTTAGGGAATGCAGTACCAAAATTAACACTAATTGAATTCTCACCATCTACTACAATTTTTAACATGTCGGGATATAAGTCTCCTGCTATCCTTTTGTGCATCTGTTTACCTTCAACTTCGATGTAATCTCCTGTAACTGAATATTCAGTTGTCACAATATCAGGTTCTTTTATAGTAGCAACAATTATCTCAGTAGAATCAACTGTTATATTATCTATGTCAAATTTCTTTGGTTCAGGTTCTTTTTTTCCTACAATAGGTTCTAGATTTTCAAAATGAACAAACGGTTTGGCTAGGTAAGGATGTTTGTCTAAGACAGATTCTTCAGGAAACAATTCGTCTTTAGTTACTACCTCTCCTATAGGTGGTTCCGCAGAATTTTGTATTTCTTCAATTTGTTCTTCTGTTAAAGGCCCATCATCAGGCTCATATGCTGGTTCAGTGACAGTGGGAGTCGTTGGTGTTTCGGTCCCTAGAGGGCTGTCACCCTCCTCTTTATCCCATTCTCTACTTGCATTGGCAGCTAATACTAAAGCGATAGCAAGTGGGTCAAATACAATTACAAGTAAAATAATAACCCAACGTACGGCCGACTCTAACATATTATTGTCGGCATTGTCTCCGTAAATCAATGCGGCAATGTATTTGATAGGGCCAACTTCCGCTTCGACCTTGCGTACTTCAGCCGCAATGGGCGCTCGTTCTTCTCGTATTCTAGTAATTGTTTTCTGTTCGGACGCAATTTCCGTAAGGAGTCTAGTCCTTTCCTTTGCTTGAGTTTTGCGTATAGCAACGGCTTTATCTGCACCCGCTTCTGAAGTCGAGCGGCCCATAACTTGGTCCACTGCCTCATCAAGTTGTTTAAGTGCTTTGCGATTAACATCTATAGTGTCCTGTGATACTTTAATCTTCTCATCGTAGATTGCAATTTTGGCTTGTATATCCCCTGTTGTAATTCCTTGATCCATATGTGCTTTACTTAGGAAGCCAAATATACCCATGCTAGTAAGTAATGCTAATGCAATAACAGCAGGTACAAGATAGAGTTTAAGTAGGAAGCCACAACGATTCCAATATTTTCGTAACCATACCGTAGTAGTAATCTTGCCTATTTCTAGTATACCTCCCATTATAATAACAGGAATAACCGCACCAGCAAAGATAGCAGTTAAACCAATAATACTATAGTAGGCTGCTACTGTACTTAATGCTAGTGCTACTAACAGTGTTAGGGAAGATAGGGACAAATATTTTTTATACATCCTAGTATTTATCTAAAATATGTCTACTGATTGTATTCATTGGGATAACCAAACAAGTGCCCGTATGTGTTAACAAACTCGGGCATATGCATTACTAGTTTTCTAGGAAGGCTTCTACCTTGATATATGTAATATGTAACATATAACACAGCACCGTCTTCATTGATATTACGTTCTTTGACTTGAATTACTTCAATGACATTACCATCATCAAACGTATACTTCTTACCTACTAAATCATGTGTCATAATTATTTTGTGTTGTGGTGTACACTAAATGTACTCCACTGGCCACGCCAGTTATCATGTTCACTATCCATACCCTCGTCATTAAGTTCTACACCATTATAAACTAACCGTGTAACAACACTAGTACCTTCAACATCCCAGTTCAACACTTTAAGTTTCTTAGGCTCAAACACACCCTCAATAGTTGTTTGAATACAACTGCCTTTACCACCTTGAGTCCAATACAACCAATAACCTTTACCTAAGTAATGTGGATATAGTTCTTCTTGTTCTTCTACAGCATCATAATAACTATCTTCATCATTTGCTTCACTAACAAATGATTCCAAATCACCTTCGTAGATTATCTCACCCTCACTATTCTCAATAGTCATGTGAGTATCATCTTGGTCAAAGCCCCAGAATGAAATCTTGTCCTGATACTCATAGTAAGGACTATCAAATCGTGCCGCTTTAGGAGTATTATTTTCATCGTAATCGTAGCTCTCATTAAGAGCATCACTTAAATCATCTTCGTGATCCTCATCACTCCAATAATCATATTGTTGTTTCTTAATCTTGTGTACGCCAATCTCACGTGTGCGACCCCAGATACGAATAGTGTAACTATCTTCAGGATAACTTTCTTTTAATGAGTCGTTATCTTCTGTGTCGTTTTCAAAGGGCCACTTAGCAGTCTCTACAAAATCACTATTTGGTGTGGGCCAGTGTGCAGGAGGATTACTATCTTTTTCATCTTCTTCCAATGTAGAATTTTCAAATGGCCATTTAGCAGGAGGATTATCTACTGTTAGTTGTTCAAATTCTCGTTTTAACTCTTCCAAGTCAGCTTCTAAATCAGCTTCATCAACTGGTTCTTCATCTGTCGGCCGATCTTCCATCATAATCCAACTTTCATTGCAATCAGGACAATAGTAACCACTCTCTTTGATTTCAGGTAGTTCACTTTCTTTGTGCATAGCACCGCAACTAAAACAAGGAATTTCTTCCTCTGCCGCTTCCTTAGACCAACGTGCTTCACGTTCTTTACGTGCTACTTCGTCTGCAACACCGGCTTCTGTTAAAGAGGTATCGCTCTCACAGTATGGGCATACTTTCTTAGCTTCTAGTTTTCCTGTCTCATCATCTTCTGGCCATTCCCAGTCAGCATCATAACTGTAACCAGTCCACTTACACTTAGTGCATTTGTGAGTGTGTGGCGCCGGTTCAGGCTCAATTACCCAACTAGACTCATCACCTAGTTCGTAGGTAACATCGTATCCACCTTTACGGTCAGTCCAACAATCATCATATTGAAACTCCCATTCAATCTCTACATCATTCTCGTAGGCATCATTAATAACATCTTCATAATCATATGTACCATCACTAATACCATCTAGTATTACTTTAATCTCATCTTCTTCCTTGTCAGGATAGATTTCACTTAATAGTGCTTCATCAATTTCAATAGCATATTGACGATCATGTTGATGCCATTCGTGTTTAACTATTGTTACCATTTTGTGCCTCCTTAGCGTTCTGGTAAATTTTCTTAACTATATCTACTAGTGGACGAACTAACCATCCACCCAAATATATACCGGCGATAAAATATATGCCTTCGTTTAAAGTCATTTTTATTCCTCTAGAATCTATTATAACTCAACTGTGGTATAACATCTACTAGTTTGGACACACATTATACGAACAAATCAAAACTAGATTTCCCATATACAGTCCCGTCAATGTCACATTTGTCACATGGATTTTGTATCCTATTACCCATTGATAGATTCGTTCTATACTCAGTCAATTTGGATAACCAATAGTCAATGACCGGGGTATTCTTTATGTTATACACATTGGTAGTTTTGCCCCAATCTTGTTGGCATAGTAAGTAATCTCCATTCCAATCAACAAATATTTTATAAAACGGGATGTAACAAGGACGAGATATGTTTAGTACCTTGGTCTGTTGTATGATATCTATCCTATTAATTATTTTTATGTTAGCAATATCATATTGATGTTTTAACACTAGCTCTATCTTTACACCATCTAACATTTCAATAAAATAAGTAGTAGCATCTGTGTCATACATACTAACTGTTATAGTAGTACATCCTGCATTAGCAAGATCAATAGCAATGTCTCTAGTTAACAAATCACCGTTTGTATTAATCTCTATCCATTTAGCTGTTGGGCATGATTGTTTGATATTACGCACACATTCTGCTATATTAGGATGTAACAATGGTTCACCAAAACCCACAAAGCCTATCCTGCCATCAAACCCAAATGTTGATAACTGCTCACCTAATAGTGTACATAGATCGGGATCAATATGTTTTTTCTGATTCTTGTAGATATTAGGATCAACTCGAGGACAGAAGGAACAGGCTCTGTTACATAGTTCCGTAGGATTGATTTCTACACTACGTAATGCAGAATATAAATCAACCGCACCCTGTTCTTGCAGGCGTCTTAACTCATCTGAGTTCATTTTCGAATTTCTTGAATGTATCAATATCAGTTAACGACATTCTAAACAACTCGTTAACTTCCTTCATCTTAACAGGTAAACTATATCTAGTTTTAAACAATACATAATTTCCTTCAGAAGGTACTACATCATACTTATCCTCAATGTAGTTTCTAGTTTCTAACATACGACTAATATGCATACCTATTTGAGGTAACAGTTTGTTAAGAGCAGGTATAGTAGCATTTGTAGTTACATAGCCTGGTCTTACGTTTTGTATTCTATTAATTATATCTGAATTAGAAAAGCAGTATCCAAATCTTAATCCAGGAGATGCTATCGTTTTGCTTAGTGTTTTCACTACAATTAAATTGTCAGCAGTAATAGAAGTATCCAGTACAGAGCAATCACTAAAATCACAATAGGCTTCATCTACTATGACTAACTTGTAAGTGGGTAATAGGGACAAGATTTCATTTTTAGATAAGGCTTTACCGGTCAAGCCGTTAGGGTTTGCTATGTATAAAATATCTGCATCATCTTTAATCTCATACCCTATATGATGTGCATATAGTTGAGCCAGTTGCCAAGTTGGGCTAACAATCTTTAAAGAGTTACCTTGATATAATTTTAAGATACGTAGTATTATATCAGATGACCCATAACCTATAGCTATGTTATAAGGAGAAATACTATAGTATTGAGATAACAATCTATATGCTTCTGCATCATCCGGATAGGTAGATACGCTATGTTCAACGTTTCTGTCTAAAAACTTATCATAGCATACATTATTGGACAAATCTAAAATCTCAGATTTTGGTAATGGTTGTGTCCAATCATGTCGTATCATTTGAAATATTTAACATCCTTATGCTTAACAAATATAATTGTATGAAATTTGTTCTGATACTTGATTGGTAAATCTAAATGCACACTAATACGAGGGCCTTCAATCTGATTGATTTCAGTATCATTGCCCACTGTACCCACAAAAGGAATCTTGTTCCATTTGCCTGTAACACGATCACCGATATTGTATTTTGATTGATATCGATGTATCTTAAAATATTCTGATAGACTTGCCATTATTCAACTCCGAAATGATCTTGGTATTTATTCATCAATCGTTCAAATGCATTAAATGACAGTTCTTGCTTGTTAATTTCAACACATTCCCGAACAATCAACTCGGCGAACTTTTGTATAGCATTACGGTCATATTCATCCATTTCATCCCAGCAACCCTGTGCGGTTAGTCCTGCATGATACATTAGATCATCAAATTTAGTACCGATATTCATATAATCGCTTGCAGTTGTAAATTTTAAATCATTCATTTCTTCGTCCATTTGACATAGCCACCATTAGTATTACTCCAAGGGCAATATTGCTCCCAAAGTTGTTTAGCCTCAGCAGGATCACTGTGACTTTTCATTAACTGGTCTACTTTAGGTCTTGTAGTGTATCCTTCATGACCCCAGTTATGGTCTTTTAATGCAGTTTCTAGTTCATTCATTTGTCATCCCTAAAACGAACAAAGCGAGGGAAACGCAAACTGTAAGTACCATCTTGGTTCTGTGTAATTACATCACATAAGACTTCAGCAGTTCGACCAATGACCAGATTACGATTAGTCCAATAGTCATCTCTATCACCATCACTAAAGCCACTACCTACATTGACTGTAATTTCTTTCCCGTCGTCAACTCCATGACAAACTAATGCTCCAAGTCTTCCTAAGTTTCTACCAGTACCTTCTTCAACACCTACGACCTCCAAGTCTACAGTTAACGTTGGCTTCCACTTCATCCAGTCAGTACTACGCTTGCAGATATATGGAGCTTCTAATTCTTTAATCATAATGCCTTCAAACCCTGCGTTCACATTGTCTTTAGCATAACGTTCAAGTTGATCCTTACCTGCGGCTGTATCTAAGTCAACCATAATGTGTGGTAGTAGTTCAACGTTAGGCATAGTGTCAACTACGTGGCGAATGTGTTCAAGTATAGCAATACGTTTACGTAGTTGAGCATTCCAATGTCCTTCACGGAAATCACTTAAAGGAATAATATCAAAGATATTAAACACACTATCATCTGCTTGTACATCAGTCTTACGGCGTGCTTGTCGCATTAGTTCTTGGAATGTATTACCGATCACTTCGCCATCTAATACAAATCCGTTAATCAATGCGTTCTGATGACCTCTAGCAATTTTAATCCAGTTACTACTAATTTGTTCTTCAATGTGTGTAAAGTTATCAAACACTTTACCATTACGGCTATAACAAACAGTAGTGACACCCTCACTTGCTCCGGGTATCACAAACATCAATACACGTACACCATCTAACTTAGGCTCTAAACGTTTAGTGCCCTTCATCTCAGGTCGGCCCTCACTATTAGTTGCTAATTGGCAACCAAATACAGGAATTTCATATTCTGTTTTCTTACAGATTTTGTTGATCGTCTTTTCAGACACTCCGGCACGTAAATCCCTACGAATGATAGGGGCACAAAATGTATTCCATTCACTACTATCAAATCGTTCACTCATTTCATTGATAGCATCAAGTGCGGCATTGCCTGACAAATCACGGTGTGACAATAGTGTAAGCAATGTATTAAAATCACTCCAAGGATTTTCAGCATCAATAATGCCTACAGTATCAGGGACTTTACGTACACCAAATGTAACGTAGGGATTGTAACAAGCCTTAGTCAGACCCAAAAAAATCTGAGCATTTGTGCTACCGAGGACACTTGCCTCTAATGCTTGTTTAATAACATCTTCCTTGTGCAGGCGACTATCTGATTCATTCAGTTTGTTAATCCATGAAGCGGACATTTAATCTTCTTTCTGTGCTGTTGAAAAGGGCCACGCTGTTGTTGCGACAAAAGGTGGACGGGGTTTAAGTTCTAGTGTTTCTATGCTCTCATTATACACGTCCTCATCAATTTTGTCAACAACAAACGGACCCAAAATAGTAATAGTATCTTCTTCTACTTCCCAATCACTATAGTCATATAGCCATGCCGCACCACTACGTTCATATTCATCATTCGGGTCGCCATTTGCCCAAAGTTCTTCAATTTCTTCTTTTTCTTCATCGGTGAAGGATTCATCAAACTCAAAGTCTACTGCACAAAGGTCCTCGAGTTCACAACCCCAACCAATTGTAGGATCGACAGAATGATACCGATCATCGCTATATGGTAACTCGGATTCATCTTCTACAAACCCTTGACCCCAACGATATAGTTCGGTTACACTCCAACCACGGATAGTGCCATCAGGCATTTTTTTATAAACATCATAGAATGCTTCTACTGATTTTTTATCTACTGGTTTAATACGATATAGTATTGCCATTTTATTTTCCTTCTACAATGTAGTATTTAGAATGAGGGTAAGTTACCAATAGCCACTCTAACATCTCAGGGCTATATGGTAACCTCACTGACTGATATTTGTTTGTAATATACATTACCAGCTACTGTTATAAAATACTTTTAATCCTAAGAACACTTCTGCCTTAGCGTTGTTCACAAACTCAAGGTCTTGTTCATAGTAATGATTGTCTGCAGGATTGCCAAAGAAGAAACCCGTTGTATTCGGAAGTTGACCATGACGAATAGCTTGTTCAAGTTTATCCAAATCATCCCAAGTTAGTTCTAACTCAATGCCATTAAATGTAGCATCTTTATTACCTGTACCTGGCATACCCTTGCTTCGCCAAAGCTGTTCCATCCAACCATGCAAGTTAGGATGCTTACGCCAATAAGCAATCTCGTATGGCTTAGTAACAGTTGTACTTACAAATTCATTAACTGTTTGATCAAACTCTGCAGTGTCATAATACTCATTTTGTTGACCTTTCTTGCTGGCAACATAAGCATACATATCAAGTCCCATTTTACTCTCCGTTAATTAAATATTTGGAAATTCGTATTTTTTCCAATCCTCAGCATTCTCTGTTTTTAACAGAGTTGCCGCATCTGTATAGCCATGATTGACTAGTGTTTGAATACAATTTTCTATAATCAAACTAACAAATTGATCAGGGTCAAAGTCATAAGTGTACGTGAAGCGATTACCATTCTCATCAACTTCAATATATCCACTGGCTTGTTTAAAAAGTTTTTCAATATCATTATTCATCATTCAACTCCACCATTCCAAAATGTATAAGCAAATCTCTACCTAATAACGGACCATGTTCCCATGCACTACATGCATAACGATTGCATTCCTGAACAATCAACTTGGCAAACTTTTCTTTATCAAAGAGCCAACCTTCTCCACTGTTTGTTGTTGGTTCAATGTAAGTTGTAGCCTGTTCAGCAAATTCTTTAAATAGAATATTCATACATTAACCTTCACACGATTAAGTTGAGTAGTGTTATCTCTATGACTTTTAACAGTGCCATAAATTTCAAACATCTTACCAGCTGGCAATTCACTTTTATAAGCAAAGAACACTACTTGGTCATCACTAGTAATACCGGTAATGTAATGTGTCATCCACTTTTGTGAATAGATTGATTTCAATACTTCAACAGTAAGTGATATCTTGTTACCAACAGTACTAATATATCCGCCACGTGCAAAATTGACACGCTGGTCTACTGATTGACGTTCAACACCACGCTCATAGCATGATGGCAAACTAGCAATAACTGCAATATCATAGGTGCTAGTAATAATATCACGATTGGCAATCAACATTGCATTGTTATCAAACTCATTTAGTTGTTTACCTTGCAAGATTTTGAAAGTCAATGCCTGATAGAATGCACGAACCTTTTTACCTTGCTCACGATCCTCATCGGTCATGATGAATGGATCAGCTAACAGTTGTTCAACAATCATACGATTGGATAACTTAGTAACATCCGGTGTTTCTGAAATTCTACTTAACTTGATATAACTACCGTTGATACGTTGTGCCGCACATGCCGCACTCCATACATCATCGGCATTATGATTTACCGAAACTTTTTGTGTTTTAGTTTTGATACGATAGTAATCACTACCGTTATCATCTGCATGACCCATGCGTTGAATTTGACGGCTAGTCATGTTTGTTACATTAGCAAATCCAGGCATTGTCTTCTCCTTAAATTTCAGATTCGTATTCGTAAAACTTAACAGACGGGTCCAACTGTTTCAATTGTTTAGCGGCAGTCATCAACTCTTTCCAGCGACGGTTAACTTCTGCACGGGGCAATTCACCATCACATGTAAGATTCTCTGGGCTAAGAGCCGAATCAATCATGTCCGCAACACGCTGACGACCAGCATGAGTGGTGATTTCGTACTGCTCACCTTTGAAAATACTATTCCAGTGATTCTTCTGGTCAATGAATTTTTGCAATGCTTTCATTTCTAACTCCTGTTGTTTAACTGTTTAAGATTCTATTATACACCCGAAACCATTTATTGTCAAATATAGAAATCTGACTTAAAACCCAATTTTGTGTAGACAATTTCACGGACTTCAGTATCCATTGCTTCGCCAAATTTCTCGTAGTCACTATCAGCCAGGTCACGCAAATTTTGGTAGACTGTGGCCCAGTCGCTTTTGTAATTTTTGTGGAATTCAATGATATCGGCAATTTGTTTGTTGCCTTCTTCGCTAAACATTCCGTATGACATTTTGTTTCCTTTATCTAACTGTCTAAGATTCTATTATATACCCAAATCCATTTATTGTCAAATTTAAGCGGCCAATCTTTGTTGCGTTTTTGCAACATTATCTTGGACTAATTGCTCAAATCCTGCTTTGGAAACTGGGTAACCCTGTGCTTTCAACATCTTTTTGATATGGGGTTGAATAAAACCCTTGGATCCAACGATTTCAAGGGGTGCTTCACCCTTTTCTAAGCGACCAAAGTATTCCTCAACTGTAAAGTTCTTTGTAAGGAATGTAAGGAAACTTGCTTTAGTACCACGAACATATTTGAAACGGGCTACAAACTTTGTAGTACCGTCAACTGGGTTTGTGTAATCAACGTACTCAGTACCGTAGAAATTGCCTTTGATGAATGTAGTCATTTCGTTTCCTTTATCTAACTGTCTAAGATTCTATTGTAGCAGAAGATCCATTTATTGTCAAATTTTGGGTAAAAAAAAGCCCCAAAAACGGGGCATTTTTTGAGAACTAAAAGTATTACTTTTTAGTATTAGTACTTTGATTAACAAAACCGTACATTTTTTCAGCAGTTTCTAGGATTTTGTCTAGACCTGGAAACTCCGGCATGTTCACTTTGTTAACAATTTGTCCAGTTTTTTTATCACGCTCGGCACTGACTTCCCATCCCATATATTTAGCATGATACTCTTGACCTACTAGGTCTTTAGCCATTGATAAAATATCGGTACGAATTTCGTAGCCATTTTTATTGAATTTAACTTCGGGTAGTTTTGGTGTAAAGTCTGACATTATATTTCCTTTGTGTGTTAATGTTCATATAGTATATGACATTTTTTTAGGTTGTTCAAATCTTTCGGGAAAATTTAATTGCTCCCATTCTTCATCTGATACAGGCCACCAATTAATCATATCCAACCCTTAAATTCATTGTCAATGATTGGATGAACTTCCCAACCTTCTTTAGCCCATTTAATTAGCATAATTAGGTCGTTAAT